TGAAAGAATGGCAGAATATTATATGAGTCAATACAATATGGAATGGAGAATGATCTTGGAAGATGGTGTTGAGTATGATGTTGATGCAGATGGAACTATTGTATCTAACGAAAGAGAGCCTTTACATGGATTCAGAAGATTAATTAGATAATGGTTGTATCAGTAAAAGTTAAAACTAATACCGAATTTCTTAAAACAAGATTAAAAAAAGTAGAGAGAAAAATNAAAAGCATTATTGAAAAAGGAATACTACAAGGTGGTTTNCAATTACTAGATATTATNAGAACTAAAACTGCAAAAGGAATAGACTTTAGAGATAGACCCTTTGCACCTTATAGTCAGGGTTATTTAAAAAAATTAAATAAAGAAGGTAAATCAACTAAAGTAGATTTATTTTATTCAGGTCGTATGTTAGGTGCTTTAACTCCTAGTGGTAAAACAGTTAGAAAAACAGGAACAAATAAAGTATCAGTAGGATTTAGTAATAGTCAAATGCTTCAACGAGCAGTATTTAATCAAGTATTAGGAAAAACAAAACGTGAATTTTTTGGATTTAATGATAGAACTGCTAATATAATAGGCAGACAATTTAATAAATTTGTAGCCAAAGAATTTAGAAAGGCAAGAATATGAGCATAAGAGAAGATATAGCAGCAAACTTATTATCAGTTATTTCAAACATATCTAGTCCAGCAATTAAAAAGGCTACTAGACAACCTTTCTTGTTAGACGAATTATCTATGCAACAATACCCAGCAGTTATAGTTCAGACATCAGAAGAAAATAGAGAAGATAGCGAACTTGGAAGTGGTGCTAAAACAAGACATGGTACTATTGATTTTGTAATACTAGGATTTGTTAAAGGTGCAGAAGATAATATAGATACTGCAAGAAACGCATTAATTACAGCTATTGAAACTGCGATAGAAGCTGATATTACTAGAAACAACAAAGCACTTGATTCAGAAGTAGTGCAAGTAGAAACTGACGAAGGTTCTTTATTTCCAGTTGGTGGAATAAAAATGACAATTAGATGTATGTACGAATATCAATCAGGAACACCATAAGGAGATAACCAATGAGCAAACTAGATAAATTATTAGATAGAGTAAGTAAAAAAGTAGATCAAGTAGAAAAATTACAAGATAAAGAATCTTTACTTTGTGAAGAAGTAAAAGACTTAATTGAAGAAATTAGAGAAAATTATGTAGAAGAAGATCATACTTGGGAAGAAGCAGATAATGATGATTTAGATGAAGATTTAGATGACGAAGAAGATCAAGAAGATATTGACGAAGAAGATGAAAAGTAATAAAAGGACTTATGGCTAAAGACATTAAATTATATAAAGATAATTCAGAGATAACTATTAATGAATCTAATCTTGAACATTTTTTAAGTTTAGGTTATAAGGAAGAACAAACGAAAACAACAAAAATTAAAGAGGATAAAAAATGGCAACACATCACGGAAAAGAAGGACAAGTAAAAGTCGCTGGCACAGCTTGTGGCGAACTAACTGGTTTCACAATAGAAACTACAGGAGATGTAGTTGAAGATACAGCTTTATCAGATGCAACAAATCATTTGTAACTGGACGTACTTCATTTTCAGGTACTTTAGAAATGCACTTTGATGAAGGTTCTGCTCAACAAGAAGCATTACTTGCTGGTGCATCTATTGCTTTTATTTTATTACCAGAAGGTGCTGCTTCAGGAGATGCTAGTTATACTGGAACAGGAATTATTACTGGTATGAGTATCAATAGTTCAATGGACGCAATTATTTCAAGAACAGTTACTTTTCAAGGAACTGGTGCTTTAACTGTAGGAACAGTTTAATTTAATTTATGTCAATTATAGACAGGGTTAAATCCCATTTTGAAACTCTTAAAACTATTACAATCGAAGTAGAGCAATGGAAAGACGAGCATGGAAATGCTAGTATATTCTATTCAGAACCATTAACTCTTGAAGAAAAAAACATTATCTTTAAAAAGTCTAATAACTTTCAAGACTTAACTATTCTAGTTGATTTGCTTATAATGAAACTCCAAGTCAAAAATGACAAAGGAGAAATGATTAAAGCCTTTGATGTTAATGATAAATTTGCTTTAAGAAAAAAAGCAGACTCTAATGTTATAGCTACTATCGCTAATAAAATCCTTGCAGATACCTCGTTCGAGGAAGCCGAAAAAAAGTAGATAGCGACCCTGAAATAAGGTCGCTTTTAGTAGTAGCAGACAGACTCCACATTCCTATTCAACAAGTTCTTGATATGCCAATGAGTCATTATAATCTTTGGTTAGCTTACTTGAAAAAAGAGCAAGATCAGTATAAAAGAAACCAATCACTAGCAGAAGCAAAGAATTATAAATAATGGCACAAAAACTTAACATAGACATAGTAGCAAAAGATAAGTCGAAACAAGCCTTAACAGGAGTTAGAGGTGGTTTAGATAGACTTAAAAAATCTGTATTTAGCTTACAAAGTGCTTTTATTGGTTTAGGTGCTGGACTTGCTATTAAATCATTAGTTAATACAGGAAAACAAATTGAAGGATTGCAAGTAAGATTAAAATTCTTATTTGGTACTGCACAAGAAGGTGCAAAAGCATTTGATGAAATGGCAAAGTTTGCTGCTAGAGTTCCTTTCTCACTAGAGGAAATTCAAGCTGGTTCAGGTGTTCTTGCAGTTGTTTCTAAAGATGCAAAAGAACTTGCTAACCTTATGGAAATTACTGGTAATGTTGCAGCAGTAACAGGACTAGATTTTAAAACTACAGCAGAGCAAATACAAAGATCAATGAGTGCTGGTATTAGTGCTGCTGATCTATTTAGAGATAGAGGTGTTAAATCTATGTTAGGATTTAAAGCTGGTGCAGTAGTAACAGTTGAAGAAACAGCAGCAGCATTCACAAAAATATTTGGTAAGGGTGGAAAGTTTGGTGGTGCAACAGATGAATTAGCAAAAACATTTGAAGGTACTCTATCAATGATTGGAGATAAGTTTTTTAATTTTAAAAGAACATTACTAGATGCTGGTTTTTTTGCTGAATTAAAAAGTCAGTTTGGCGATCTTAATATCTTTTTTGAAGAAAACGCAAAAACATTTGACGAGTTAGCAATATCTATTGGAAGAAATTTAGCAGATGGATTAATTGTTGCAGCTAAAGCAGTTAAATTACTTGCAGATAATTTTAGAGATTTACAATCTGTTTTAGGAATTGTACTTGTTGCGTTAGGTGGAGTTTTAAAAATTATTGTTGGTGCTGCTTTAATTATAGACGATATTAATAAAAGATTTGACAAGTTAGCTGGAGTTACTGAAAAAATAAAAGTTAATTTAAATGCTTTATATGATGATATGCCACAAGCATTAAAAGAAGTAAAAAAAGAAGCAGAAGAAATAGATACTTTTTTAAGAAGTTATGAAAACGAATTAGGAATTAAAATTCCAAGTGCAACTGAAAAAGCAATCTCTAAATTTAGAGAAATGAATGATGGTGCAATACAAGATTTTGAAAAAAAAATGAGCAATATTAAAATGACTATTGCAGAAGGTATTAATAATGGAATTACTACAATGTCGCAAGGTATTGCAAGAGCAGTTGTATTTGGAGAAAAATTATCTGATACATTAAAAAATATGGCACAACAGTTCTTATCAAAAATTATAAGTCAATTAATAGAAGTTGTTGCAAGAAAAGGTGTTGAACTTGCAATAGAAAAATTAATTACAAATGAAAAAAGAAAACAAGCAGCTTTAAGTGCTGTAGGTGGTGGTGGAAGTATATTTAGTGCTATTGGAAGTTTTTTTGGTGGTGGTAAAGCATCAGGTGGTGCAGTATCAAAAGGACAACCTTATATGGTAGGAGAACAAGGTGCTGAATTATTTNTACCTAACCAATCAGGACAAATTACTCAATCAGCTAGAGGAACTGGTGGTGGTGGAAGTACAACAGTTAATTTTAATATCAATACAGTAGATGCAAGAGGATTTGATGAACTACTAACTCAAAGCAGAGGAACTATAACTCAATTAATTAATCAAGCTGTAAATGAGAGAGGTGCGAAAA